TACTGAAACCTGCGAGCATCACCTCCTCTTCAAAGGCTCTGTCTGAAGTCTCTTCATCAAAGATTTCTGCGTGTTCATTTTCGTATCTGTCGTACTCAAGACCAAATAAGGCGTTAAGTCCGGGTTCTAGCTCTTTTGCTAGTTGGGCTCTACTAATTGCAGACATAACTTAACCTCCTTATATACCGGTGTTCGCTGCGGTGCCTACGGCGGCAGCAAAACCAGAGTTGAATGGAGCGTTTAATCGCACTATGTACTGATGACCAACAGCAGAATAATCCGTATTGCCTTCATCTTCGTAAAGACCAACAATACGAACATCTAAACCTGCGGTTGTTGCGGCTGTGCTTATGTCAAGCATATCAGTGGATCTACCTGTGTTAGTAGAGCCATCATTTACACTTGCCATGTCACAGTTGGCAAAAACATCAGCTAGAGCGGTCGCTCGATTAGTGTTTGTTCCATCAGCAACTACAGAATATAGCTGCATTGGATTGTCATATACAAATGCCTTTATAGGAAAGTTTGTATCGACGCTTACGTTATTACTACCCGGCCAGTAGTTTTTAAAAGTTGTTTTCTTTGTGCCAGAGTCAACAAATTCACAACCATAAAAAACACCAAGGGGAGCAACAGACTGATCTGTTATGGTAATGACACCCGCCGCTGTCGGAATTACAATACCACCTTGGTAAATCGCATTAGTATTGTTAGATGCAATCTCATATGTGGTTGTACCAGTAGAATTATAACCGGCACCTGTTATTCCAATAGGACGAAGACCATAACCTCCAGTAAGACTATTAGCCATTTGGGCCTCCTATTAAAAAAAGTTTCATTTCTGTGAACCTCCAAAGGTCACGCGAGACTGACGATCAGGTTTACTGATTGTCATGGTTGAATGTGCATTCTCTCTCATCATGTCCTGATCCACTGCGGTCATCTGATCTGCGTTTCTTTGTGAAAAGTAATCAGTTCTTTCGGCCACAGTTTCATTTGGAATGCGAGCAAGAAGCAATCCTCCTACGCCAAAAACACCTTCATATTTACCTGAATCAACGACAGGGGCTTCAAAGTCTGGATATTCATCCTTACGGACAAGCTCCCAGCCCTCTCTCATTTTTGCACTGATATTCTTGCTATCGTTGAAGCCTCGAGTTTCTGCTCGTATCCAACGATGCTTAAATCCATCAGGCGCAGGTGGTGCGTCTAACATAGATGGGGGAGCCCATGGTTTACGCCTAACCGACTTCTCCCTAGTTTGTTCAGCGCGAGAAGTTCGCTTCACAGTATTTTCAAACATTTCGTTTTGTTCTTCAGCCATTTAACTTACTCCTTCACGTATTTCGCGTATTCTTCAAGTGGCACACCCAATTTTTTAGCTATTGCAACTTGGCTAGGGGTGAGTCTAACCTTTTTACTACTACTGCGCCCAGTGGTTGTGCGGGACACGGAAGCTACCGTCTGAGCGGGTCGTTTGCTTCCCCCGTTAAACTTATGCGGAAACTCTGTCTGCACTCGTCTGTCGAGTTCAGTATAGTACTCATCGGAGTTCGGGTCAAACCCTTCTTCCTCAATTAATTTTTTATGAATACCAAAAGCTGCATATGTCATCGCTTCATCCTGCCCAAACCAATCATTCTTAGAGGCCCATGCCTCAGCCTTTGGAGATGGTTTTCGTGCAGGTTGTTGTGGTTGTTGTTGCGGTTGGGGCTGCTCTTCTTGTTGTTTAGCCAACCGCTCCTGTTGTTGTTTAGCCTGCTGCGCTCGGTCATTCTCAATCGCTAATGCGGTGATTTTACGTTGCGCCTCAACAACAGCATTCGTGTCGCCTACTTCCATGGCCTTAGCCATTTCCTGTTCAGCTGCTGTCATCTGAGATTCTACCCGTGTGCTGTACTCTGTAACATAGTTTGTGTCCAAAGTATTCATACGATCTCTTAATTGATTAGACTCTGCTTGAACTTTTTGGGCATAATTAATTGCTTCTTCGCGTTGCCTCTCAGCTTCACGCATCTTTTTAGTCAATCGATCAATACGTTTTTGAGTAGCAGACTCAGCTTTTTCAAAGTTGTCCGGTTTTTCTGCCTCTACGGCTTCAACCTTCTCTTCTTCTTTTTCTTCTTGCTTTACCTCTACTTCAGTGTCTTGCTCTTCTTCAAGCTCAAGTTCTATTTGTTGCTCTGCCATTATTTACTCCTAGAAATGCAAAATGTCTTCGGGTTCAAGTATCTTTGCTAGAATCTCATCGTCATTAAGTATTCTAACCTCGCCCCCATCTATTTTAAAGCGTGATCCAGCGTATCGGGCAAACATAACCCAATTACCGGCCTCACACCATGCCCCTGTAGGAAACTTGTCTTTATCTTTAAAAGCTAAGTCTCCAACCTTTAATACATACCCCACCTGTGTAGATACAGTATTTTCTTCGACAACCTGATCAGGCAGATATATACCGCCCTCAGTTTTGCCTTTTCCTTTATAGGGTAGAATTAAAAGTCGCCACCCTGTTGGGGTGGGCATTCTTTCTAAGAGAGTTGCGCTCAGCGCTTCTGGATTTAAAACTTTATCTTTTGCATCCACATACGCTTCCGCTACGGTTTCTTTATTCATTTAAACGCTCCTGTTTATCTAGCAGGCTCTTGAGTTCCTGTTCCACATGATTTAGGGCGGATAGATTACCCATCATCTCACGATATTGATCCATATTTTTAATCTGGTCGAAAAGTAATTGTTCCTGCACAAATGATTTACGCTCATCAATAATTCTATAAATGGCCTGTGCCAGTTGTACTCCGTCCAAAAACTTAACTCCAGATAAGACTTAATTTAGTATTATGCGAAAATATAAGGCTTGTCTAGTTCTTTTCAAAATGGGGACCGTCTATAAACGGGCGACGGCCTTGAGAACGACGTAAGTCAATATACGCATTCATAGCTTCTTCTGCCGTGCCCTCCCAGTCACGAAGGTCATCTATTTGCCATGCGGCGCCCCACCTAATTTTAGTGCCTGTGCGCACAGCCGCTTCTTTCATAGCATCGGCTATCTCATCATAAACCTGAATTTCCCAACATGGCTCTCCGTCTTGGTAAGCCATTAAATCGATAGCGTGTGCCGTGCCATCATCTTGCAACAAGTGCTTTGACTTCATAGTTTGTGAGCGACCCGTGGCTACAAGTTTCTCTTGTTCTGTAATAGTACGGGGTCCATAAATCACGCCAAAATCGACGGATGTCAGCTCAATCGCCTTCTTTACTGTCTCTACCAGATCCTCGCTTACTCCCTCCAGTTTTCCCAGACTCCTGTTTGATAATTTGAATGCCATCTTGTTTCTCCTGCTTTTTGTGGACAAAATCTATCCACTCTTTGTTCATATCATAGAAGTATTGACAATATTTACAACGTAAACTTCCGTCTACGTGTTCCATATCGTGGCCACAGACATCACACTTGGTGGTGTCTATTTCTTTTTCCTCATATTAAACAGCTTAGAAGCAGACCGTGTGGCAAAGCTCGCGCTAACGATAGCTCCTAACGCGATCTGGTACCACTGGGGCATACCCGCAAGGGCTTCAAACCCATCGGATACGATACCTCGGCCCCACTCCCCACAAAAACTAAGCACAAGAGGAATGCTGAAGAGCAGGGTCAACCATTCGTCCTTCCATGAGGACTGTGAAGCACGCATCGCTGCGAGATCCCAATCAATTTCACCTGTTGCCTCTTTCATACGAATGGTGGCTTCGGCCTTTTGTATAGCTGTCTTACCCTCTAAATAGGATGAGGCAAGACTACCTATAGAACCTATGAGTGCTTGTATCATAATTAATCCTTTGGTGGTATGGGCATCCCGGGCGTGACTGTTCCATCAGGATGATATATTGGTTTAGTGTAACGTATACTACCTTTGTCTTTGTCTAGTTTTAGTTTCTTTGCATCTTCTGCAATAATACGTGGCACACCATAAATGTTTCTTTCAAGTGACGCTAATTCTTTGTCGCCACCACTACTTTTCTTTTTTTGCCGACCTCGGTCAACAAGTGTCGGTACACTACCTCTCGATATGCTCATTTTTATTTTCTCCTCCTTTTGATTCTTTGTTTATAAATACGGCAAAACTCCCTGTCATCGCTCCTGTTACAA